ATAGGAAACAAGTCCTGTGACAGTATCAGTGGCTGTAATAACTGCACCTGAAATAGAAGATACATCTCCTCCTGTATCAGTATAATTAGTATTAAAGGGGCTAAAAGTTGAATAAATATATTCTTGCGAGTAAGTGTAATTATGATTAACGGGTGTATTTAAAAGAGTGGCTATTTCATCCCTACCACTTATTGACAATTTAAAAGCACCCGTCGATTCTACACTTGTTTCCTTTGACTCCACCTTTCCTTCGAAAACAGTTTTAGATACTATTAGATTACCACTTAGGGGACTTGTATATGTTTGATAGTAAGGTGAAGAGGGTTCATTAATTAAAGTCACATAGCCGTTATTTTTATCACCCTTAGAAATATTTAATGTTCTACCGTAATTTGTTCCTTGAATAGAGTATTCCAAATTATAAATATCCGATTCTGTTTCAGTTATTGTAATACCATTTCTCGTTATTGTAGTTCCGTCGTATTCTGTATCAATTTCGTGTCCTATTAAAATTGTTCCAGTGACTCTTGAATAAAATTTACGATAGGCGGTTTTATCCGAAAAGGTATGAACTGATGCCGAACCCGACCAAAAGTTTGAAGTCACGGCTCTTGAATTAGAAATAGTTATTGTTTGCACACCATCAACCGGTGCAGTAATTTTTGTTGCATTGCCTTTTAAACATTCATAGTAATATCCATCTACAAAAAAAGGTTCCCAAACAGTTGTATTAGAATCATATAATAAAGTTCTTAAATCTTGTCCTACTAAAAGTCCCGTGACTTCTATCGTAGTGCTACTTTTTCTACTAAAAACTCCGGGTAATACGCCTTCCGGAATAGTAGAAACATTTTGAGTATGAATAATTTCTTTAATTTTAATATTTTCGTAGTCACGAATCTTATGTTCAAGTATTCTTTCAGTATCATAATACTTTGCTTCAAATTGATTACCTCTCGTTGTGACAGTTTTAGAAGTATTTAAATGGTATGGTGTCGAAAGTAATTGTGTTCTTTCAGGCGAATCTACAAATCGTAAGTAAGTATTTAATCCTGCATCCGAATCGTAAATATTTAAAGATGATTGCGCCCATGTTGCTTTAGCAAATGTGTAATTACTTCCTACTGCTGAATAAGAATTGATGCCTTTGGGTTGTGAAACATCATCATCGTTGGACCTGTTCACATCTACAATAACCGCAGTATGTGTAAAAAAAGATTTATCTAATAGTTTATCCGAAGTAATAGGGGCTGTTTTAAATATACTTACTTGAGGGCCGGTAGAATTAGTGCTTGTCTTTAGGGCTGTATATTTTGTATTAGGTTCTAAACTGCCCCCTTCATAAAAGTAAAAAGTCGGTCTACTTACATTTACATATTTGTCATGTCTTTCTTCTGTTGTGTCTATATCATTTAATAACCCATAACCAACTGCTACAACATTATCAGTTTTTTCCGGCCCTTGATATATTGCGACTTTAGTTCCAGCAGAAATATTTTCCTTTAAACTTGGTGTAAAATCAAAGTTATAAAAATTTCCATCGTAGAGCGTTTCTTCTGTAATTTTAGCAACATGATGTTTATAAACATTATCTGCATAGATTACAATAAAATAATCTCTCGTACAACTACTACTACCCAACAAATGAGAAGTTCCCGTTTCCTTAATACCGTCAGCAGAACCTGTATCTATAACAACTCTATAATTAGTGCTATCAAATTTATTTTCAGCATAACTCGGCACTGTTGTATTTTTTGGATAAAGTCTATTTACGAGACTTGAGCCGACCACATTACTTCCAACCGAAGGCCCTGCTACTTCATCCGAATGTATTTCATAACAATGTATTCCTAATGCGGTTGTATTTGAACCTGCTTCTGTAATAATATTAGGGTTAACAGATGTATTACGATTAAAGGTCCCAGCCGCTATATTTGAACTCGGTGAAGCAGTAAAATCCGTAGGAATTGCTTGACCCTCGTTAAGTACAAAAACATCGTCAGCCATCTAAATTAGCCTCCTCAAAATCAAGATATAAAAGTAAATCTCTGTAATTTGGCATAAGACTATTGATACTTCTAAACGCCGATTTATATTTACTTACCATAGATATTTCGTGAAACTCACCCATAAACTGCGACCGTCTACGACGCTCTTCCACATAATCATCAGGGTTTTGACCTAAATAAACATCTGAGGGGTCTAAAGAAAAATTACCACCTGCACCATGCACTCCGTCTTTAACCAAATTACCGTTATAAAAAATACTTATTTTTCCAGAATTTCTATATGAAACCGCTATGTGATGAGCAGTTTCTACATAAGCGGGGTCTTTAGGTAATTCATCAAAAATATGTTCTCCGTTTGAAGGTGCATTTACAATACTATCTATCGTAATATCTCTTCCACTTACAGCAGTAATAGTTCCTATTAATAATCCTTTGTCTGTATAAATTTTTTGCCCTTTTCCGTTATAAGAAGGTGCGATAAGTGTTATGGTATTAGAAGAAATTGAAGAAACTGTATAAAGATTTTTATGTGCTATTGGTGTGTGACCGTTATAAACAAAATCGGAAGAATTTCCTTGAGAATGGTTATCATCTACTCTTGTAGCACTAATAACTGTATCACTTGTAATAGAAGTTGTAGTGCTTCCAATTGTCATAGAAACCTTTACTGCGTATTCAGCAGGTTGATTAAAAGCGTGTGTAGTTGTATTATCTAAAGAAATAGTTAAATTTGTATTATGGAATAAAGTCATAGAAACATCATGCCTTCTATTATCCGTCACTGTAGAGGTAATTGGCATATAAGCCGCCCCCTTTGTATGTCTTGATAATACCTTGTCACTTGCTGAATAGGTATTTGTAGCCGAATTACCATTTACATCATAAGGTGTCACAAGCATTTCAATTGTAAAGTCTCCACTATTCCCCCAAAGGCCAACTTCCTGTAAAGGTATATTACCATCATTATCCTTATGTTGAATCTTAACATACCCATCACACATTGCAGGAAACTGCAAAGACTTCTTATCTTTCGAGTATATCGTTTGCATAGTAATCAACCAAGAGGAGTAAAGGCTTGTCTAAAGGAAAAGTTAAATGTAAGAAATGTAGAGCCGGGAAGAAAGTCAGTAGAAAAGTTTTCAATGAACCCTGTAATGCCTTCAAATTCAGTAGTAGAAGGAGAAGGCATAGAACCGCCACCGATAGTATTTGCTCTATCTAATTCTCTCGAATGATAGGAAAAGGGTAGTAAAGGTAGGTCTTCTAATTTTGTAGTTTCAGTCACACCTGTATGATAAGCATAATCATCCCCTACACGGGATGGATAAAGAATTACAAGTTCTGTAAGATTTTGATGTTTCTGTGCAAATGAAGAATCCACGGATGCGTGAATTAATTGCGCCACTTCGGGTGCTGTCATAACTACTGATTTTGTTGTAGTGTTATCATACTGTTTTACAATGTGTTGCTCAGTAATAATCCCTGTCACATTTATAGTTTTATTAGCAATACCCAAGTCAATCGCCATTGTAGTTGACTCTCCTGTAATTAAACCCGACAAGGGAATAGGAATAGGAGCCACGCTTCTTGTTGTAGATATTCCCACAGTTTCTGCTTTTAACATAATACGATTAGTAATTGAACCATCTCCCGCATCTCCACGGGAGGCAAAGTTTAAGAAAACTACATGGTCATAACCGTACCCTGTTTGTCCCGCATTTACCATTAAGTCCTTTGTGCTTAGTGTCATTTAATCATCCTCTCATTCCCGTAGGTGAAAATCTATTCATACGCATAGAAATTTTTTGTCCTATTTTATCCGCAAGTTGATTTAATTCTTGGTCGGAAGCACCTACTCTTCCGTTAACATGGACATTGATTGTAGTTCCCATAGCACTTCGAGTATTAGTATTGTTAGTAATTGAACTGCCGCCGGGGAGTGAAATAATTTCAGGCCCATTATCTCCGACTAAATAATTACCTCCTAATAAATTAGTTCCTCCCGAAGCCATAGGATTTGCCGCACCAATCGCACCTCCAGCAAGAATACCACCTCCTATCAAAGCAAGTCCTAATGGAGTACCTACACCTGTTGCTGATAAAGCCACTCCACCCGTTACAAGTGCGCCCCCAATAGCCGCACCTGTTAGACCTGATTTAACTGAACCCTTAGTTCCATCCGCCAAATTCCTTACTGCTTTAACAACAGTCTTACCCGTACTTATGATAGTACCCATAATAATACTTAATAACCCCGTTAATAATGTTGCTAGTATTGTAATGCTACCCATGATAGCAATACCCAATAGACCTAAAGCAACATTTAAAAGACCATTACCAAGTTTTTTCAAACTTTCTAATACCTTTTTACCGTCGCCGCCAAATAAACCAGAAATCACACCCCATATTCCTCCTAAAACTTGGGGCAAACCTTCAAACACCAAACCAAAAGAACCTGATACTACTTCAAACATTTTTTGTAATATAGCAAATTTCTTAAATGCCTCTTTTGTTTCTGCAAAAAAGTTCATTTTATGCAATGCAAATACAACTAATCCTAATATTGTAATTGCTAATAAAGCCTTACCCAAAAACGAAGCCCCCATTTTTATAGCATTCCCTAACATCTTCATATTACCTTTATTAAAGAACATTCTTATTCCCGCTTGAACACTTCTTAATTTACTAATAAAAACTAATTTAATCTTTTCCACCTTTTGCATAAATTTTTCATGGGGTGTTAAATCTTGAAAAGACCTACTACCACTTGCTCCCGATACAATAAATCCCCTTTTCCTCGAACCGGATATTAAACTATCTCTTCCCTCTCCGGCAATCGCTATATCATCAGTTACCCTTTCAATAGCCTCCGAAAATGCAGATAATCTTGCATCTACTAAATCTAATTTAGCCTTTGTGTTTCTTTCTTGTGCCTTAGTTAAGTCGTTTCTATTTAATCTTCTCGAAAGTGCTCCCTTACGACCTATATCTTTCTTTCTACCTTTCTTTAAATTCTCAAGCCTACCTTCCATTCCAGTAATTTCATCATCAGCCATTAAAATAGCGGCCTTACCTGTTAGTGAACCACCTGTAAGACCCCTAGTTCCGTAATTGTTTCTTACAAAATCTTTTCTCGCTCTTTTGAATACTTTATCGTCTATTTTTTCAACCTTCTTTTTTACCGTAAGAAATTTTTTCGATGTAGCCGTCAGTGCTTCTTGAAAAGACATAGTTCTCATCATGTGTTTAATAGAAGCATCGTTGTAAAACTTTTCTTTTTCCAATGCTGATAAATGACCACCAGCCAA